AATCGTACTGGTACATTCTCACTCTTTTACCTCTCAACCTGGTGTTGTAGGTAGTGTAATTCTCTTTGCCGGGCTGGCATACGCTGCAACCGTTTACATTTATTGAGTTCATAATTCAAGTAATTGTTTCGTTTTATCCACGTCTACAAAACTCGTCCACCCTGCTTTATGCAGCTTTATAGCTGCCTCTCTGATTGTGATTTTGCCACTCTTGACACTTTCTTTCAAAGATTCTAATACATTCTTCATTCTTAATTCATTTTTACGTTCAATCTTTCTTCACTCGTATAAGCCACTACAAGCCCTGTTTCATCATGCTGTATGGTGATGTACTTTTCACCCCTCTCTATAGTAGAGAAGTCATAAGGGGTTACCATCTTACCCAATACCTTGCCCAGTTGCTTCATCAGTGGGGCTTCAGGGCTGATAACTAAAACTAAATCTGCTTTCATAATCGTGTATATTGTGGTAGCCATAAGGCTACCGGATTAGAACTCAACCAATATCAATCTTTCTAAAGAACCTGATGCTTTCACCCACATATGATTATGTCCGAAACCATAATCGAAAAACAGTTTAAAATAAGGGTGTCTTACTATTAAAGAGCTCATACAGCCTCTTAACTCGTCTTCTGACATACAAGAAGTTATTTCATTGATAATTTGAACGAAAAGGTGTAAAACTTCTGGTTCATTATTCAATAACGGTTTTTCTATAACTGCTTTTAAAAATATATTTTCTTTCATATTCTTCTATATTGCGCAGGGCTTTCGCCCTGCCGATTTATGTTAATGCGTTTTATCCTCATGTAATAACTCGCAGTAAACTGGTGTTGTGGCATCTGTGTGCTTATTGGCTATAAGAACCTCATTACTATCCCAGTTAATATATACCTGTGTAGCAAATGCACCGAAAAACTGAATTTCTTTCGTGCCAAACAATACCACCGCGTCATCATTTACATTTGCAAGTGCTGCAATTAATTCTTTCTTGGTCATATTCTTTTTTGTTGCGCAGGGCTTTCGCCCTGCTGGTTATTATGCTATCTTTAGCTCTTTAAGTCTCATATCTACGAATGATTTCAGCTTGCGAGTATCAAATAGTGGACTTCTATACCCATCTTTGATAAGCTGTATCATTTCTTTATAACCAACCTTACATACAACCTCTGTCTTCATGCTGTTATCATAAATAGCAGAATTGCAAGCGGTTATTGTGAATGCCATTGTTTTGTAACCTTTATCCTTCTTCATGATAGATGCAAACAAATACATATATACAGCATTTTTCATGCTATTCAAGGCATCTTCTTGACTGGCATTTACCTTTCTACCACCTAAAAAGTCACCACATTCAATTTCTTGACCTTTTTTGATAATAGACAATGTACTGATGTACATTTTAATATCTGTTGCTTTCATATCTTCTATGTTTTAATTGTTAGTAATATTGGTTTCTTTTATATAGCTAAGATACTGATTATTAGCGATGTGTACAAATATAATCATCTGATTAACAGTGAGTTAAACTTGATTTAACTTAAAGTTGGATATTGACATGTTCATTTCAGTCGCGCTTTGTATGAATACCGTCCAATGATATGTGCAATGCTTTTTCATATATCGACTTATCACAATTAGAAAATAATCGTTAACTTTGTTCATACTTTTAAAATTATAGGTGCATGAAAAAAATTGTGACTTTATTTGCAACCGTGCTTCTGTTATACGGTTGTGGAAGTGTTCCTTTGACAGGCAGGAAACAGATGCTGCTTGTATCCGACTCCGAAGTGCTTTCATCAAGTCTGACCCAGTATTCGGAATATATCAAGTCGGCACCGATATCAAGTAACGCGACGAAGAAAGCGATGGTGACACGTGTCGGAAAGAAAATAGCCGCTGCCACGGAACAATACTTGGAAAATAATGGAATGTCCGGTGAGGTGAGGAACTTCTCATGGGAATTCAATCTGGTTAAGGATAATCAGGTGAACGCTTTCTGTATGCCGGGAGGCAAAATCGTTGTGTATGAGGGACTGATGAATCTGGTTTCCTCTGATGACGAACTGGCTGTAGTTATCGGACATGAAGTGGCGCACGCTGTGGCCAAGCATAGCAATGAGCGTATGAGTCAGCAGCTGGTTGCACAATACGGAGCGAAAATTTTGGGGGAGGCTCTCAGTGGAAAGTCCGCCGCCATACAGAAAGCCGGGAATATAGTCTATGGTCTTGGAGCACAATACGGTGTGATGCTTCCATTCTCACGCAAACATGAAACCGAGGCTGACTATATGGGGCTTATTCTTATGACGATGGCTGGTTATAATCCGAATGTGGCCGTCACATTCTGGCAGAAGATGTCGGCGGGCGGATCGGGTTCAGTGCCAGAGATCATGAGTACGCATCCGAGTGACGCAACACGTATTAGTGACATAAGGAAACATTTGCCGGAGATGAAGAAATATAAGTAAGCTTTAGAAAGTTACTGTAAAGTATTTGAAAAAACTTTAGAGAATGGTACAAAAAGGCGTGAAACCAAATGGAATCACGCCTAAATTATAATAAAACTCTTAAAAAGGTGTACATAATTACCAATCCTTAATTCTCTAACATCAATCATAATAACGCTGCAATCTTACGCACCTTATTAATTCTCTCCATAAACCTGTTGTCTTTTTTTGCCATTTGCAAATTATAAGATGTTTGCATTTTGAGCAAAGGTTCCGCATCTAAATCTAACGCGGCTTCTAGGAGCATAGCATATTTTGTATTTAGTGAACGCTTTGCATTCAGAATTTCATTTAATACAGTATAAGACACACCCATCTCTTTAGCAAGTTTCTTTTGAGAAATACCCCTAAATTCAATTTCATCTTTTAATACTTCTCCCGGGTGTGTCGGTTCAAAAGGAATTAAGTTATTAGCTATCATTTTAGGGTCTACGCCATCTATTTTAATCATAACTTTCTATTTATAATGGTTAGACAATTCAATTATATTACAGATGGTAGTCACTACTTCACCTTGCACCTCTGTGGTTGTAAATTCAATACGATATTGATTGTTTACTCTAACAGAGCAAAAGTCCTTTTTGTCCCCTGATAATTTTTCAAAACTCAGCCCATTGTATTTACAAAGTGAAGTTACATCAGGGACACTGATTATTATATCTATACAACGTTTATATCTACGTACGATATCAGGTTGAAAACGATGCTTTTTATCATTCGCCTTTCCAAACTCATACAATTCTTTCAGATACTCTTTATCAAACGTTACTACCATCTCATTTGTTTCTTTAATGCAAAGATAGCATTTTAATTTTATTCATTCGCATTTTTGCGAATAATTTTCTTAAAAAAAAATTAGCGACAACTCCAAAGAATCACCACTAACTATTCTATTTTTCTTATCACAAAATTGTGAACTACCGCTAAAGTAAAGATTTAGGGGGCTTCAAATACGATTTTCAATAAGCCAAGAATGCTGGAGCCACGCAAATTTGGCATAAAGTCTGATTGGGAGCTTTCATAGAGCTATATTTCCCATTAAGTGCATTTCTTTTTAAGTATTTCAACACATTCTTTATCCCATCATCGAAACCATGCTTATACCCTTTAGCGTATTCTCCAATGTTATATACCGCCATTGCCAACACAAACAGGATGATACCTACAGGCTTATACCAACTGGGAAGTGATATAGAAAACGGCTTAAATGTAATTGTGAGATCTCCAACCCATAATAGGGCGATAATACATATGATTGTAAATATAATTGTTTTCATAATCAATATCTTTTTCCGTTCAACTTAGGTCTTAATTCGTTATATCTTTGTTTCTGCTCAATATGCCATAGCAAATCTATGCCAAGATGTTTGGCTAGTGCAAAGATTGAAAATATCATCTCATTTACAATCGTAGAAAGATACTGGTAATCTACAATTGGTTTGGTAAATATGGAATATATCGCTTCCGTGAAACTCAATTTGCTGTACATACAGGCAATATCATCCATATATTCGGAGTTAATATCATTACTAGCAGATTCAAGGCTTATTCCTCGAAATCCTGCAAGGTCAAGCAGGCGTATAACCGCATCACTTAGTTCGTCTGGAAGTGTGTCTTTTACATTTTTTTCAAAGGAACACTTAAATCGCTTTTCTTCTTCCACTAATGCAGGATAGCGATTATAGTCCATTTCAAAACGTGATTTACATTTCTTTCCTAATCTTCCCTTTCTTTCCGCTTCCACAGCTTCCATAAGCTCGGAAATGACAAGACAAAGGCAGTGTTCTTCACTAAGTCTTTTATCGTGGAAACCATGCTCACAAGCTGTCTTATAAGCTATATTCCGTAGTTCGTTCAAATTAATATTTTCCATAATCATATAAGTTTTAATGCTTCCTGTAAACCTGCTTCAAGTGCTTCCTCGTAGGTATTATAACGGATAATAGGCCTGTCAGACAATCCTATCAAGTCATGTCTCGGAATTGTCAGTATATCATACGTCCAATAGTTTTCATACATATAGGATATTTCGATATGCAGGTTCTTGGTTTCACGTAGCCACTTTTGTGCAACGGATTGAGTAGGATGGGAACATACT